TTACAAGATAGTTGTCGGAGCCTTGTTTAATTGTAAACGCTGTGGCTGAGTTATCAGATACAGCTACATTAATGTCCGTGCCATCTGCACTAATAGAGTCAAGAGCAATATCACCTACATTAGTAATATTATTGTCACCAAAACTAACATTATCCCCAAAAGTTTTATTAGTAAGAGTAGCAGTTGAAGCAGTTGAGACTAATTTAACATCACCACCTGTACTTGGTAGTGTTAATGTATTTGATGCAGCTTCAGAATGTGGTGCGCCTTGTAGTGTTTGTGCGTGTGCATTGCTTGATTCACAGTAAAACTTAATTTTAGAAACTGCACCGCTATTCTTTAAATCAATCAATCCACTTTGTATGTCTACATTACCGTCTAGTCTAACAACACCACTGCCGTTTGGTGTAATTGTAATATTGCCATTAGATAGAGAAACAATATCTTGACCATTTACGTCTAAGTCGCCACCTAACTGTGGAGTGGTGTCTTCAACAACATTAGATATAGCGCTTGATGTTGCTAGACCCGATACAATAGCAGATCGTGCAATCTTTTTAAGACCCCCACCTGACGTATCTACTGCTAGGAACACGTCATCATTTGCAACTGTTGATATTTCTGATAATGACCCTACTGCTATAGAGTTAAAGTTTGTTCCATCTGCTATGAGTAAATTACCTGCAGTATTAGTCCCCATAGTAATGTCATCACCCGTAACGGTTAAATCACCGCCCACAACAACATCTCCATTAAACGTAGCCTTACCTGCTAGAGCCATATCAATGTCAAGTGCAGTTATAGCGCTAGCCCCGTCTGTGCCTTTAATTGCAAAATTTTTGTCGGCAACACTCACGGTAAATTCAACATCAGAAGAGTTGTTAGCTATATCTAATATGGATGTGCCATCATCTTTGAATGTAATGTTAGCACCACCTGCATCAAGAATAATATCGCCCGCAACATCTATTGTTAAATCTCCAGATGATAAATCAATCTCTGTGCCATCAATAGTTATATTATCTGCTACTAGAGAACCACCTGTGATAGCACCTGTGGTCGTTATGGTAGATGAGCCTGTATCTATGCTACCAAAGCCTGATGTTATAGAACCACTATTTAACGCACCAACAGTAGTTACATTTGATAAAGTATCTAATGCAGACTCAAAATATGTTTCAAAGTCTGTTAATGCAACCTGCACCATAGTCCCATTGTCATTAACTACCACCCTATCAGCATCTGCTAGAGTAGTAGACGTAGCGCTTGTATCACCATCTATGGCCTCTAGTTCTGAACTAGATATGGTCGCTCCTCCTAGTATCAACGAACCACTTATATCTACGTTGCCATTCATATCTATGGTGGTGGCATTAATTTCAATTTCTGTGTCAGAAACAAGGTCAAGAACACCATCAGCAGATTGATGTATATAAGTGCCAGAATCGCCAAACTGTAACTGTCTGGTGCTGTTTAACAATAAACCTGTATCAGCAACATGAGTAAGAGTTACATCATTATCTGCGCCAAAACCTAATATAGCAGCATCGGACTGTAGTTTTAAATCATCATCTACAAACAAATCAACAACAGAAAGTGTACTAAAAGCATCTACAACAGCGCCACCAGACCCTGCGCCATCTGTATACAGCATCTTAGTTTGGCCTGCTTTGATAGTGACATCTGCCCCTGAACCTGAAGTAATAACTATATTCTGGCTTCCAGAGGTAGCGTTTTCAATAACCCATACTTTAGACAGTGTAAATGTACCCGCAGACCCTGCAGATATTGTAATCGTACAAGCAGAATCTAGTGTGCCTGTATATTTAAGATAAAGAGAACGCCCTTCGTCAGTGGCTCCATCAGCTATAACAGTGGCATGAGTATCAGCATTAGTGGTAATAGCTTCCGTGCCATAACTAAATGCTTCCGCTATAAGTTCTAGGTTGGTGTTAGTAGTTGTACCCCACGTACCTGTTTGCTCACCTGTGCCTATTTCTTCTAGTCTAAGGTCATTTGTGTAAACGCTTGCCATGTTTTAAACCTTTCTATGCAATACGTATAATAGCAGTTGTATCAGATGCTGTAGGAAACGCAACTTTAAATGTGCTATTACTTGAAGACTTATCTGCTCCAAAATCTAAAACAGCCACTGCAGGATTAGTTCCTCCAGACTTATAAATTAAGGCCCCCCGTGCAGTTATGGTAGAACTAGACCACGTGGTATCTGAAAAATTAAGATATGCAATAGTGCCAGAAGTATCACTTTTAGGTGCTGTACCAATGGTTAACGTGTTACCACCTGCTGTATAACCTGTCCCACTAGTTTCGTTAGTTGTTGAATACACAGTGGTAGTAGCATCTAAAGTAGCACTAGATGTGTATAACGCTATTTTAAATGATTGAGATGTATCACTACTAAAGTCCATCTCCCCGTTTAAAAGAGCAATTTTAAAAGAAGTACACAAATAATTACCAGTAAACGCCATTAACCATCACCTTGCCTGTACTGTCCAGATCTATAGCTATCTTGTCTTAGTTTACCGTCTATAGTATTTTTTAACAGCCCTATAGACTGTAAATATAATTTTTCATAATTTTGTATAACATCTGGTTCACCTTTTTGGAACCGTATAGCCTCTATTAACGCACCATTTAACAATGCAGTATCAAAATTATCCCCAAGATAAGTGCCTCCTGCGGTAACTATAGAGGTAGGATACTTAGCATATATATGTTCTATTTCATAATTTTGGTCTGGGGTTGGGGCGAACATTAACTTTATTTTATTACCTGAAGTGCTATGATAAGCATAAAATTTAGGTAGCCCATACTTAGCACTTGTGTTTACAGGGTAAGCATCCCGTAAAAAATTAACATCTTTATTTAATAAATAGTTAGTAGTGCTACTACTTATTACCGCTATACTGTAGGTATAAATATACCCATCAGGCGTTGTATATAACTTATTTGTAGCTGTAAGAGGGCCACTATCTACAGTACGCATGGATGGTAGTTCAACAGTATTAAATATTTTTTGCTCTGCCTGTTGTGTAAACATAGCAAGCTGATCGTCTGAAAAACTGGTTTCACATATATCTTCAATATTTGTTTTTAAGTTAGTATAATTCATGTCGTCACCGTTACTTCACCTACTGCGCTTACAGCTTCTAATCTGTTTGTTCTTAACCCATAAATATTTTTACCATCTCCAACTGGATCCCAACCCCATTGTGTATTTCTACTACTGGGGTATCCTGCAAAATCAGGTCGTGGATCACGAACAGCTTGTGGGTCTCTAACAGGATATAAACCTAGTTTATTCTGCGGATGGTCTGGACTAAAACAGTCTGGGCAAGCCTTTAAATTTGTATTTCTACCTCTTGTAATTATGTTTCGTAGCTGTCGTAGTTTAAAACGAAACCCACATATATCACATTCGGCTATTACTTTTTTACTAGAAGCAAAGGGTACAGTCACTATATCCTCCCTATTCTTGGCACAAAACGTTCAGATGTCTTTTCTCTGTCTTCACCTGCCGCTAAGTTATACTGCTCATCATAAGTTGCTTTTAACATTTCTATTCTGGTTGCTAACTCAGGCACTTTCATAGCTATATAATATGCTAATCCTGCTACTAAACACGGCAAAAAACGGAAGTTCATATCCGCTGTTTCTACACCATTACCCGCATCTTCTATCCTACGTAACCTCCAATACACAAATGTGTATGTTTGTGAACTGTCAGGTACAGGCCAAAGATTTATACGCGGAGCAGTTAGTAACCTTTCAATCCACACCTGAAGAGGTCTACCCTGTGTTAACTTGTTTGGGATAGCCGCGTAGCTACTCACACCTATACGACTTATGGTAAGGTCAGATTGTGTAGAAGTATTACCTGCGTTTGTTCTAATAACGTGATCTAAAAGGTCTATGGTATCTGCAGGTAAAGTATATTGTGATGTACCTGCTGTAAGAGTTTGAGTGCCACTATCAATAGTCCACAGGTTTAAACCTCTGTTTTGCCACTCAATAGTTAATAGATTCATAGACCTACGGGCAGTTCTTAGATCGTATCCAGAACGCATTTCACGACCTGCACGCTCCCACGCTTCTTCAGCGATCTCCGTGAAGTCCATGTCAAATGCTGTTGTACCCGAAGTAGCCATGTTTTACACCATCTTACACTTTCTTATGCCTTTTCTAGCAATACCTGCTCCTCGAACTTTACCACCTTTTTTAAAAGGGTAATTTCCTGGGTCTGGTCTTGGTCTTGGTCTTGGAGGGATTGGGTCTGGCTTATCCCCTGGAAGGAATGGTCTTGGCGGCATACCTCCTTCACCTCTTCCACTACCTACAAGTATCTCACTTGGGTCTTGTGGGTTGTATGTTCGTCTTTTTCGTGGTGGTTTAGGACGTGGTCTAATTGGAGGAACTTTTACTTTTTCTGTGTCTTCAGCATGACCCAAGAAACCTCTAGCCATCATAGCGTCTTCACCATAATCATCTATTAATTGTTTATCTTTTGCCATCCGTATTCTATTTCTGTATAACTTGTTCTTCATATCTGTGTGACCAGATTTTCCAGGTTTTTGGCCTTTACGTGTTTTCATACCGTAGTCTACGCCCTTTGCAGTAACAATATCTTTTAAGTTACGTTCTCTACCTTCACGTCCTTGTTCTCTTGCAAAGTATTCTGCTAGTAATTCATCAACACTTTTGTTTTTATCTGTGGCCATTTCTTAGCTCCTATATATTAAAATACCCTTTAAAATAACCATCAACCTGCTCTAATAGGTCACCTTTAGACTTACGCCTATCTAATTCTATACCATGTTCTCTCATAAGAGCTTCTAGCTGTACTTTGGTCATGCTTCCATAATCAGGCACGTCACTAGATTCTTCTACTCCTTCAATAACTTCTTCTACTTCTTCGATAACTGCTTCTACTTCCTCAATAACTTCTGCTTCTTCAACAGGAGCTGCTTCAGCTTCAACCCCAGATATCATTGCTAGTGCCTCTGCTTCGGTAAATATAGTAGTTTTTACAAGTTTGTCATTTTCATCCATAACATTGTAAACAGGGTTGTCGTGAACATCCGTGCCTACTTGAACCATTTTTAAATGCGCCATAATTATCTCCTTATGTATATAAAGTCTTTTTGCGTCTGTTTTCCATTATAGCACCGCAACCTCGTGCTACGCTCCTCTTACGTCTAGCAAGACCACCACCTTTAAGTTTAATAGTCTCACCTTTACCCTTACCTGTTTTTACTAAATCTCTTCTACCTCTACTTAAAAGAAATTGGTCAAAACTTTGAGAGTCAGAATATGGGCCTTCAAAAAATTCTTCCCGTAGTTCTTCTTCAGTTTCTTTTTCATCCATGTCTTCTTCTCCTTGCAAGCCCGCCTACACGCATTTTTACTGTAGCAGGTTTTGTATTTTTTACTACTGTTTTCCCTTTTGCTCCTGCTCGTTTCTTTTTCTTAGCAGTAGCCGCCCTTTGCGATTGGCTTAAACTACTGGCTTTACTTCTTGGCAGACACCTGTCTGGGTTCTTTTTATCTTTAGAAGTCCCACACTTGCCTTTAATTTTGCCGTCCGTACCAATACGAACCCAGTCTTGTTTAACCCAATCTTTAAGAGCGCCCATTACTTTTTCTTCTTCTTTCCTTTAGCCCCTTTTGCATAGTTAGGGTCTTTACAGTATTTAGAAGCAGCCATATTAGCGTAAGCACTGGGATACGTATCGAAAGTGCGTTTTGCCCACGCTTTACCTGATGGGCAAATCTTACCGCCTTTTTTATAATATCTACGCATAACTACCTCATCTTAGCAGGTCTTACACCTTTTTTGGCTATACCTGAACCACGAACCTTGGCTTTACCTTTTGCCATGCTCTTAGCTTTACCGCCATTTGCCATACCTTTTTTGACCATCTTACCAGCAGCATAGCCTTTTTTCTTCATCATACCGCCACCAGACATCATTTTAAAATCTTCTCCAGAAATCTTACCATCTTTATTTTTATCTAGTTTAGCCTGATTTCCAACAAGTTTACCCTTAGAGTAACCTTTTTTGGTTTTACCCCCAGCCATCATTTTCTTAACTTGTTTACCTTTTGCCATGCCTTTTTTAACCATCTTGCCAGCAGCCATGCCTTTCTTCTTTACCATTTTACCCGCAGCCATGCCTTTTGCCATGCCTTTCTTCTTTACCATTTTACCCGCAGCCATCTTACCTTTACCATCTGCGGCAAATTCAGGAACCATTTTCCCGTCTTTATCCTTAACCATCTTCATTTTTGCCATCTTCTTGCTCCTCTTTATATAGATTATTAAAAACACGTTGGGTGTCCCAAACGTATTCGTGATCCTGTTTAGAATGAAAAATATTTTGATTCGGTCTAAAGTCTGGTGCGCCTTCTCCAGTTTCAAACCACGCAGGGTGTGTAACACGAACCCGATTGTTTGGTAACGCAACTATGTTACCTGTATATTCTCCTGCGTCTAACAACTCAAGAACATGACTTTGTTTATGCTGGGCAGGATCATCTGCTACTTCACTGTTTGTATAATCAACAGTAAAATAGTATTTTGCAGGGTAGAACTCTCCATCGACTTTGGCTATCCAAGGAGCAGGAGTTGCCCTGTTTAATACGTAAACTGAGTGGTCGTGTGACATACAATCCCAAGGCTGTGTCACATGTGTTGGCATAGGTGCAGGCCATTCTTCATAAAACACATCAGCAACCAAGGCAGTTATGGGCATTCTTGCCCACATAGCGCCACCATGAACATTTGGTTCATCCGTGTTATCAGACTCACAGCCAGTAAAAACTACTTGAAAACTGAGACATCTATTCGGCATTGTTGTTACTGCAATCACCATAGCGTGCAAAAACTCTCCTTGGTAGTCCATAAAATTCTTTGTATATTCTCTTCTTATCCATGCTTTAAAATACGGTATATTACTTTGTAGATACGCCATCCTTCTTTTCTCTCTCCTTTGCAGCTGCCCGTTTCCTCTTCTGGGAAAGCCTTGAGGCTTTATTGGGCGGGTTTTTAATTTGAGTTGCCATCTGTGCGCGAGTTATTGCCATCTAGCATCTCCATCTTCTTCTTGCTTGTCGTAAACGACTATTTGGATCTTTTGCAGCTTTTGGAAACTTTTTCATTTGCCCTGCACTTCTAGCGCAATATGACTTTCTCCTAGACGCTCTTTTACCCGTAGGTTTCTTTTCAGTAACCGCAGTCTGCAATTTAGACCCAGGATTATTTCTTCTATACTTAGCAACGCCTTTAGCAGTCATACCTGCACCAGATTTAGTGGGTCGCTTGTCCCCACTTTTAATAGACATACCCTTCATGCCCGTATCTTTACGGACTTTACGTCCCTTCTTGTAGTATTCACGCATGAAAAATTGTTATCATATCAGCAACATCTAAAGTGTATTTGATAGATAAACCGTTGGTAAATACAACACCTTCTGAGGGTATAGTTCTGTCAATAACCGTGTTAGCCGTTCCTATAGTTCGTGACTTAAACAGTGTTGTGCCATCCTCTGGCGCACCGTTTATAAACTCGACATCTCCTGCTGTGCCACCAGAAGTTATAGACATACCTTTTAATCGTACTCTATTACTTCCAAGCACGGCTTGAGCGCAAAGTGTGCCTGAACCTACTTTTATATTAGCCGCATATTGTGCAGAACATTCCACAGCGGTTACAGTTAGAAACAAACTTGTCCCTGCAACTGCTTCGGCAGAACTTGTAGAAGTAATAACCTCTGTCATTGCATCTCCAAACACATCTGTGCCTGTAATAGTGCAAGTTTTAGCATTGTCTCCTGTGCCTGTGGTTGTAACTATAACATTTCTAGCTGCACCGCCAGCAAAAGTAGTATTAGCCATTGTTGCAGAAGTATCAGGTCTAGCCGCAGTGACTAGCCTATCGTCATCAGAAGCATTCTCATCGTTTATGGTAAGCGCTTGTACGTCTGAAAGTCCCATATTAATCTCCTATTTTGGGAAGTGGGGCTTTCACCCCACCTGATTAATTAGATTTGTAGATTCATCCAAACAAGAGAATATTCCGTAGTGGCATTAACAACCATAACTTGACCAATATTAACAAGTGTTGATCCTGAACTTGGCTCAACAGCTCCTGCTGTAGAATCTGATCTCATGCAGTTATGTCCAAGAACCAAAGTTCCCTCTGTCAACAACGCCTGTGGGCCTGCTACTGTAAACCAACCATAGTAATCAGCTGTCATATCAATAAGAGTCGCCCCAACTACAGCACCTGCTTCTGCCGTAGGAGCAACAACAACTTGCGAGTATGGGTTATGGATTAAAGAAAGTTGAGAGCTTGTGGTCAATGCAGTCACTAATGGATCATAAGTTGTTATAACAACACTAGGATCGTCTGAATGGTCATGTGCAGGGTTAGATTTTACCCTCATTGTCTGACCTTCACCATTAACGTCATTTACATAAAGATATCCATCTGCATACTCATTTAGTGTTAGATCATTACCACCTGTTTCAACTGAAATAGCGGTTTCACCAGCACTTACTGCAGCGGTTGCGGTCATGTTTAAATGGTTTGAATCTTGAGCTTGATGTGCAACAAGTTTTCCCGCTGTAATACCAGAACCGCCATTTAAGCCATAACGATATACATTATTACCATACACAAGCATAGCACCCAAAGGAAACAGCTGTGTTGAACTTTCTGCGTAAGGGTTTACAGTTCCGTACTGACTACCACCTTTGCCGACAATCAAATCGGCAGGGCCATAACCTGTAGCGGCTGCGTACTGTAAGTGGCCTCCTGCTGTATTAGTTACATTTCCTGAAGAATTAACTGTAAAATTATTAGTAAAAGCGCCTATCGCACTCTTAGTAACTTGTATAAATCCGTTTTCGGAACGGACTGACCCGTTAAACGTTGTATTAGCCATGTTAATCTCCTTGTCTTGGCTACTGTCAGCTACACCATGTAACTGTCAAGGTGAATTTAGTATAAAGTAAAAAGGGGCAACCCGCAAGTCGCCCCCTTAATTTTTTTAAGCTCCTGGTGAGCCAAAGATTCCTAGTGGATCTGATACACCGAAAGAGTATCTCTCTCTAGCCTTATATCTGCTATTACCTGTATCAAAGTCAGCATCCATAGATGTTGCCATTGGGCTACGTGT